AGAATTGAAAGGTTCTGAGGAGGGTACGCAACTTTCTATTATGCATGGGATTACTTCCGAACTTTCTGGTTCGCCATGGTACGTGCAGGCATTGGCTTCTAAAGTTTTGCCAATGATAGCTGAAGCAGGTAAAAAGCAACCAGGAAGCACTTCTAAGCAGGTTTTAAGCATGGGAATACAGGAATAAGCACTTCTAAAGCTCTCAGAAACACAAAACACCCCTAATACAAGCTCCAAAAAAGGAAAAGGTTAGTATATTATATATATTATTTAGTTAATTAACTAGTTAGTAGTAGTACGCCGTCTTATTATTTGTTAAAAAAATCCGTGTGGTATAAATACTACTTTCTATAATCGAAATTATCGAAAGGTTTCAGTAGGTTAGGGGGTATTTTCCTTAATTTGGATTAATATATCAATTAATTAATACCCTATTCTACACTGGGTGTATGTGAGTGAGACCAAAAAGCGGGTTGGCCGTCCCGAAAAAACGGATAGCGAAGGGAACACGATTATCACCAAGGTGGTAGGCGTGAATGCTCCAATTAAATTATTGGAGTTCCTAAAAGGTAACGGAGTAAACAGATCCGAATTATTCACTAAAGTTTGTTCTGATTATTATTTTGGTGTAATATGTCCTTTATGTTATGCTAAGTTAGAAACCACGATTGTAGGGTCACATTGCCCAGATTGCAGGGATCTGTACTATGAACGCACCAGGGAAAGTAAAACGTTCTGGCGTAGCTTTAATGACTGTCCAGACTGCGGGGAATCTTATTCCTATGAAAATCTGTTTGCACAAACCAAACAGGGTTTAGATGGCTGCCAAAACTGCGGGGATGTATAATGGCAATATATGGAAAGGGAAGTCCATATCAAAGGGAAGCAATCCTAAGATGTCTTAGGTGTAAATATGAATGGAAGGTTTTCGATAATAAGAAAACTAACATCTTAATTAGTCCATGCCCAAAGTGTGAAGGATTTAAAACGGTGGACCATGCCCGATAATAATAAGGCTGGTGGATATTGTCTCAGATGCGAAGCCTGGACTAAGTCATATATTGGGAACAGATCCCCAACGGGCCGAGTACTCTGCAAACACTGTGCTAAAGCCATCAAAGGCCCCAATTAGGTTAAATAGGCAAATCTCCCAATAGGGGATGTGCCCAAGCCTGGACTCCCTAAGAAATACGCCAAAATGGGTTTCAAAAAGGGATGGCGCGCTTTTAAAGCTTCAAAACGCTCTACACAACGCAAGCGCACCACAAAGGCAGGCGGCGTCCGTAAGACAGCCCGTCGGGCATACGTTCGCAAGAATAATCCAAAAAGGAGTAATAATAAAATGAGAAAAGGAATTCCCCATCCGTCTATCACTGGTATGGCTAGCGGACTGGCTATTGCCGCATACCTAAACGCAGGAAGGACTGTTGAGGGATCCTTTGGTAAAACGAATATTGTAGAAGGTGTAATCAAAGACGTTACGGACGGTCAATTAGGAGTCGCATTCAATACCCTGGCAGGTAACGCGGTCGATATGATTGCTACCGACGCAGGAAGGAAGACATTAGTGACCGCTTCAGGCATTGCCATACTTGGCGCATTTGCCAGAAAGCAGTTTCCACAACTAAAATTAGGCGGGAAATCCCTATATTTTAGGCTCTAGAGGTAAACTAAAATGGTAACAACAATATCAAGAACATTTGACAGCACGCCCACGGATAAAGAATACTTTTCTTTGACCGACAACATGAACTCGGGGAACTTGGGGAATATAATGGTCCCTGGAAATTCACAGCGCATAGTTCGAGTGGATTGTGCCTTTGATGTATTTAATGCAAAAGGTTGCCAGGTCGTATGCAGACTTTTAGGCTCAGATTTTTCTGAGCAGAACTTTACCATCTGGGGAGTAGCTGGCGACACTGCTGACGCAGGAGCTGCACAAGGCTATCAGACCGTCCCAGTATCGTTTCCAATTGGCACTGCAAATAATATAGATCTACAGATAGCAATCCAGGTAAGTGGTGGCGGCAGTATGGCGGCATCCTCTGGAACAGTTACTCTATATTTCGAATAGTCTTGAATGGCTAAAAAGCAAACAGCTACCTTTCTAGGTCCTAACCAGGGGCTTTCAATAGCTGGAGAATTTGCATATGCATATTCGGGAGCTTTTGAGGCTTCAACAAGTAGTGCAGATATGCTCTCCTTCAGTACTGGAAAAGAAATAATAAAAGGATTGTTTACCTTCAACGGTCAAGTTCGTTTTGTCTCTGGATCTGCTGGCGGACATTCTGTTTTTGAATTACAATATAATGGTTTGACTGTAGGACTTTACAAATCAGATACAGCTCAAGAGGGTCAACCTATGCAGATGTTCCAAGAAGTAATTATCCCACCACTTACTCGTGTATTAGTGAAATGTATTAGTGGTGAAGATACAGCTACGGAATTACTAACTACGACCTTTAGCGGTAGAGTCTATGCATGACCCTAGCTGCATCTAAATCAGTCTCCAGGGCTAAGGGTGGTAATATCTACGGTTGGAGTGGATCCATTGCTCTTAGTGCCTCTGGTGTCACCCTATTAGATTATACGAACCCTTCAGCATTTTACTTAACCAGGGTAACTTTAGGTGTCGACTGGAGTTCTATTTCTGCTGGTGAAGTTATGACCTACATAATCGATGTCGATGGCACCGCATTATTCGTTGAAAAATTCGTAGTTCTGATTAATAATATTGGGATTCAGCCCAAGATGTTTGAATTCATGATACCTCCAAATTCAACGGTTAAAATCATAGCCATTCAGGACTCTAATAATGGGGCTATTTCGTGTCTATTAACTGGGTATAGGGTATAATATGGCTAAGAAAGATCCTTTCAAGGAGATTATGGATAATATCGACTGGACCCAGTGGATGCAAGTTATTATCCCAGTAATGCAACCGATCATAATTTTTGGGGCCTGGTTAGGTCTTTCCAAGATCGATAACAGGGCAGACCTGGTATCAAAAATCATAGCTATTGCTGAACCCATACCGACTTTAGATCTAAATGTACCGCGTCCCGTTGTCCTGGCATCGATCTATCATTCAGTAGACGAAACTTTAGATATATTAGAGGCCTTAATTGATATACTAGAAGATATACCAGGTCTGGCAAAGGACAAAGTTGAAAAATTGAAAAAAGAAATTTTAGATCCTTTGATTCCAGGAATAACAGATGAAGCCAAATTCCTTTCGGACTTTGCCGCCTGCAAAAAGAACGCTAAAGATAGACTGGGATTCCTATACAACAAATATACCGCCTACCCCTACATCACTGCTTGCCTGATTCAAAAAGGATATGGCAGGAAAGTAATCGAAGAAAGAGTTAGACAGGCACTTGGAATATGACCGATGAACTATTTTTCTTAATCTGGATAGGTTCGTTCTTTCTATATTTTACAATTTACACGCTATGGATCCCTTTGAAAACTCAAAAAAAAATAGAGTCCTGGTTGAAAAGTTCAGAATCTGACGAAACTTTGCTTATGTCCCTGGATGTTATCACAAAAAAAATTAGAGAACAGATGTTAATTGATTTTGAGGAATTTATGCTTCCACAAGCGAGAGAGAGCCTTAAAAAATTCTGGGCTGGGTCCATGGGGGCCGCAGCCAAAGAATTGAAAGGTTCTGAGGAGGGTACGCAACTTTCTATTATGCATGGGATTACTTCCGAACTTTCTGGTTCGCCATGGTACGTGC